AACTTTGAAAAAAACATATACTACCAATGGCAATTCAAGAACCGTTGATGTTCCAGTATATATCAATGACATCGGAATTCGATCAATTGATCTTAGTCATATTAAAAAGGCAGGACAGGCGGTATTCCAGCATCAACCAATCGAAGAATTGACAATTCCTGGAACTTTTGTATTTGAATCTAATAATACATTTATAGACATGGAATACTTAAGAACTGTTACGGTTGAATCAGGTGTTACATCGTTGGGTATTCAAACATTCCAGCATTGTTATGAGTTAAAAACGATTCATTTACCTAATACTTTGATCGAGATAGGCGGTCTATATCCAGAACATACATCAACTTCGTATGTTGGAACTGAACCACATGAAACAGTACATCCTGCTGAATATCAAGGTAAGACGTTTGTTCGATGCTATAGTTTAGAAAGTATCGAATTACCGAGTTCATTGAAATATATTCGTGAATCATCATTTGCTGAATGTATTGCTTTGAAGTCGATTAATCTTCCACAAAGTGTTGAGACAATTGGTGAATATGCATTTAGTAATTGCTATTCACTTGAAACGATTACTACAAACAAAGCACTTAATGATCTTGCCGGATCACCATGGGGTGCACCAGACACCTGTGAAATCGCATGGAATGTATAATTAATAATAATTAAGGAGTGATGAATTATGGCATATGGTGGAACTTTAAACCATTTGACAAATTTAAATTATGGAGCTGCAAAGCCGAATAACAAAAAGCTGAATCAGTTAACATATTTAATTGATGAAACGTTTTCATTTAAGGCATATTCTTCCAACTACAGTGAAGGAGCTTATCGTGCTGACCAGGCTGCAATTTCCGTTCCATATGGACAAATTGGAGTCTACACACTTAACGAACGTAGATTGAGAACTGGTACTGTTAGCTATTTTAACACACTTGATGAAATCGTTAATTTTTTAAAGAAGAAACAATCATCCAATAGTAGTGTATTTTATTCTGTATTCTTTGGAGATGGCTGTACAATTGATACGATTCCTGATTACCAGTTTGCAAATTGCCATAATCTTTATGAAATTAGATTACCTAAAACCATCGGTGGATCTAGTATTGGAAAAGGCGCATTTAGAAATTGTGATGGATTGATGTTCATGTCAATGGATTGTGCAATTAATGTGATTCCTGAAGAATTCTTGATGGGTAGTGATAATATCCAGATTATCGAATTTGGTGGTAATACTGTTACGACAATCGGTAAGAATGCATTCAGAAATTGTACGAGACTTGAGAAGATCAATTTTGGTAATAATTTGACAACGATCGGTGAAGGAGCATTCTATGATTGTGACAAACTATCTAGCATCGATCTATCTAGTCAAATTAAAGAAATTGGTCCACGTGCATTCTATGATTGTGATAAACTCAAAACAATCAATCTTGGTAGAATCACAGTCTTATCTGATCAAGCATTCGAAGATTGTGATTCGTTGACTAATATTGTATTGGTTGATACAATCAGTACAGTTGGTGAAAGATGTTTTGCAAATTGTAAGAATTTGAGAAATGTCTTTATGAGTGACAATATTGCTCTAACTGAACTCGGAAAAGAGATGTTCTTGAATTGTACAAATTTGAGATCTATCAACATTGCAAATGGCATTACATCAATCGGTGAAGGTGCATTCGAAGGATCCGGTTTAGCTGATATTACACTGGGAGGATCAGTAGAATATCTTGGTAAAAATGCATTTAAAAATTGCAGTGTGTTGTATTCTGCAGATCTCAGCAATACATCAATCTATCGTATGTCAGAAGGTGTATTCCAAGATGATCGTTCTTTGAGAGTTCTGAAATTTCCTAAGACATTGGAAAATATTGATGACTATGCACTTAGTGGAACTGCAATTCAATACATCGTATTCCCATATGGCACATCAAGTCTGGGTAAATATTCCGTTGCTAATATGCCATATTTGGAAGAAGTCACTTTACCAGAAACAATTTCAGCAATTGACCGTACTACATTCAGTAATGATCCAAGATTGAAACTTATTAAGGCAACATCATCTACTCTGAAGCAGTTTAATAAGAGTGATGATATGACAATTGTGAATAGTGATAAAAGCTATCCTTCTAATGCGATTACAATTGAAGACATTGATACTGGTGAACAAACAACGTATCAAAGTTTCGATGCAGTCAAGACTGCGTTACTCGAAGACTTTGCTGAAGATTCTCACTTGAAACTTGTATTAGGTGAAGATTTCCTCACCACTAACAATGTCAATACAATTAAGGGCTCATTATTCTTTGATGTCACATCTGTTGATTCTGTTGGTGATACAACTACAGAAGAAGTCACACAGGATGAAGATGCTGATAGAAGGCTGAAAATTGTATCAATTATGATTGGTGATGGACCAACTCAAATTGCGAATGGCACATTCTACAATTGTCAAAATTTGAAAAATGTGACACTTCCGACAACATTAATCGGTATTGGTGGTGGAGCATTTAGTAATTGCAAACAGCTTACTTCTGTTAATTTTGCAGAGTTATCCACATTAACAGGAATCTATCATGATGCATTTGCTGGTACAAGAATTTATGACATTGCAATTCCTGACACTGTTACGACATACGGAACTATTGGTGGTAATTTTGCCGGTGCTAACAATTTGCATTCTTTGAAATTAAGTGCAAATGCGAGAATAATTCCGAATGGATTCTTTAATTCATCACAACAAATTGCAGGTGCTGGAGATACGATTAAAGTATTAAATATTCCTGCAAATGTTGAATCCGTTGGTAGTGGAGCTTTCATGCATCGAAATTCCATCAAAATAGTTAATTTTGGATCACCAGATGAACCAACAAAGTTCAATATCAATATGAATGGACCGGATGCAGGTTCAGCTCTTGGATATATCAAAGATTTGACAATCAATTTCTATGGTAAATCAAAGGGTGATTATACAAATGCGCAGCTTGCAAAACTACTTGCAACAAGTGCAGACCAATTGGAAAACACCATGGCATCTCAAAATATTACGATTAACTACATTCCGATCTTCAGCGCAAAAATGATCAATATTCTTAATGCAGCAACAAATGGCATTATTGCTTCTTATGGCACATATGATGCGGTACAGACAAAGCTCGGAACTCTTGATGAAACTGCTCGTGTTAAGATCGTTATTGGTGATAATTTTGCCACACAAGATTCTAGTAACAAAACTGTTCCATCAGCCTGGTGTAATGCTAATACAAACATCACAAGTGTTGTAATCGGTGAAGGTGTTACAACAATTGAATCGGGTGCATTCTCGGGCTGCTCTAATTTGACAAATGTAACATTCCCTGATTCAGTAACATCAATTGGTTCAGCCGCATTTGCATCGACTGGATTAAGATCTGTTATTGTTCCTAAGAATCTCCGCACAGTAGATACTAGTGTTAATGGAGTTTTTGCTGGATGTGCTAATCTGACATCTGTAACATTCCCAACACAAGTTTCATTTGGTAGAGTTGGTCCAAGCATGTTTGCATCAACTGCATTGAAAGATATTGTAATTCCTGGAAATGTTAAAACAATTGACAATGGTGCATTTGCAGGTATTTCAACAATCGAATCTATTACATTGAATGAAGGACTTGAAGAACTTAGTACGAATGCATTTGCTGCAGTAGATAATGAAGACAGTGCTAGTCCAATTACTGAAGTTGAAATTCCATCTACTGTTACAACGATTGCTAATAATGCATTTGATAACCAAGTTAACATCACACACATTACAATTCACAAGGAAGAGGATTCTATCAGCGGTGCACCTTGGGGTGCTACAAATGCAACGGTTACTTGGGTAACTGATTAACTTAATTTCAGTATTGGGGTGGTATCATACCACCCCAATCACTAAAACAAAAAAGGAGTTGAATTAAATGAATTTTTTAAAAAGCATTGATGCTGAGACGTGTGATAGTCAATTGGATTCGATGTTTGCGATTTTGGAATGTTATATGAAAAATCTTACGATGTATAATTATTACATGGAAGAAGATATAAACAATGCGAATAGCGGTGTACCATCTTCACCACAGACAACATCTAATATTCCTACCCAATCATCAACTGATTCACAATCAGCGATTGTACCCCCAATGCCACAAGCTGGTGGTGGTGCAAACCCACCTCAACAACAGTCAGATGCAACACCAGGTGGACAACAAATACCGAATGGTGCAATTGCTCAAGTTTGCCAAAAGATTCTTGAAACATTAAATAATTATATTCAGCAATTTGTACAACAAGCGATGTCCCAAGCGCAGATGCAACAAGCACAACAACAAGAAGCTCAGATTGATCAATTGGTTGAACAAGGTACACAAAGTGGACAAATCAATACACAAAATCCAGAACAAGTGGATCAATTGGTTGAACAAATCTGTCAACCTGATGCAGAAGATAGCACAGAAAATACAACACCGGAAGAGCAAGAAAGGGAAAAGAAACTTGTGAAATCCGTTCTTGTTGGTGATTTCAAGGATGCATATGTACTTTCTCCACAGAACATTCAAGCTCTTCAACAAAGTTCTGAAGTGCTGGATAAACTCGTTGCAATGACAAAGGAAAAAGGTAAAGATCCAAATGCTCTTTGTGAAGCGATTGCAAATCAGTTGAATGATAATATTAATGGAGCTTTATCCAATATTGGTGGCGAAACAAGAGCAAACGTAATGGCTGGAGATACTTCTGCTCAAATGAGTAAACAAGCATTTCGTGATGCAGAAAAAACCGCATTGAAACTACTTGGACAGATGTCTGCAAAATTGAATACAATTGACCAGATGTTCAAACAAGGTGGTTTCTGGAATGCAATTGGTAATGCATTCAATAAGGATATTCGTGCAAAGACTGTATCCACACAAGCATTCCAGAAGCTTCAAAACATTCTTAGCACAGTCAGAAAGAACATTGCCGTTGTCACTTCTGATATCCAAGCAGTTCGTAAAACTAATAAGAAGATGATTCGTAAATTGAATACGATTATCGTTGGTGGTAATAACAGTGTACAGGCATACGCTAATAGAAAGGGTGTACAGAACGCTGGAATCACCACACAATCCGTTGAAAGACGTGGGCAAGTTTATGATGTCAATGGTTCACAAGCATTACAAAACTATCGACAAGGACAATTACAGCCTACTGTTTAATGATATAGGTGTGGGGCATATGCCCCACACGCTTTTATAAAATTTCTCATAAGGGAGTTGAAAGATATGACAACTGTTGATATTTATGCACATGCGTCGTTCACAGCACATGAATGGGTTCCGTCACCTGTCTCTAAGCAATCACCTGTACTGGGATATGATATGTCATTAGCTGATTTTCTCATATTACGGCACTATGCCAATCTTTACATTTATGCAGCTGGAACGAAAAAACTTATAACGATGAATAACATTAAAGAATATTTTCCGGAATATAACGACGGATCATCCGGGGATAGCGGTAGTGGTCAAACCAGTCCAGCTTCTGGCACGCTTGATTATAACGAATTAATGAACAAGCCACAAATTAATGGCGTTACGTTAACTGGAAATAAAACTGATACTGAAATCGGCATTGTGAATTTGACAGATGTACAACTCGATGATTTATTAAAGCTATCATAACTTTAATAAATTCACAATTTAAAGCCAAACAAAAATACTAGTATGAGGAGATGTTAATTATGGCTAACTTTGTTTCTTATGCAGACGCGCAACAACTTATGACCAATATTGGTAATAAACTGAAGGCCATGAACGGTGCATATGTCATTAAAGGGAATTCAACTTTTTCGGGTCTCGAAACGTCGTTGACCAAGGCGATGAATGGTTATGTTTACAATGTAACAGATGACTTTACGACAACTGTGGATTTCGTAGAAGGCGCTGGTAAGAAGTATCCAGCTGGAACAAACGTCGTAATTGTCAATACTGGAACTGATCAGTCACCTATTATGAAATACGATGTGATCAGTTCTTTTGTTGACGTAGATGCAATTTATGCTGAAATTGAGAAAATTTCCGATATGATCTCAGTTGATGATTTCGACAATACACGAGCTTATCAATCCGGTGATATTGTTAAATATGAAAATAAATTATATACGTTCACTAAAAGTTATCACATGGGAAAATGGAAGGCAAGTGATGTTGAATCTGTTACTGTCGTTCAGAAAATGCTTATCAACCTTGACACCAAGGTTGATAAGATTACTGGAAAAGGATTATCGACAAATGATTATACGACTGCTGAAAAAACAAAACTATCTGAAATAGATGAACATGCAACAGCAGTTGGTAAAAATGTCACAGGGACTGAATATACAATAAATGGTTCAACTGTCACCGCTGGTAATGGTGCTGAAATATTTAATGATTATATTGACAATAAAGCATCAGGTGATTATTCTCATGCCGAGGGATATTTTACAACCGCATCAGGATCGTATTCTCATGCTGAAGGAAATCATACAACCTCATCAGGTTCGTATTCTCATGCCGAAGGAGTTTATACAACCGCATCAGGTAATTATTCTCATGCTGAGGGAAAAAATACGTTCGCATCAGGTCATTTTTCTCATGCTGAAGGAAATCATACAACCGCATCAGGAGTGTATTCTCATGCCGAGGGATATAATACGGTCGCATCATCAGATTCACAACATGCTCAAGGACGAAACAATATTGAAGATAAAGCTAGCAAATATGCTTTTATTATAGGAAATGGAACGGATGGTTCAAATCGTTCCAATGCATTTGCTGTTGATTGGAATGGATTAATTTACATCAACAATGCACAAACTGGTGTCGACGTGTCAAAAATGAAAACAATTTGGACAGGAACACAGAGCGAATATCAGCAATTAACATCGACTAATGAATACGATTTTTATTGTATTTATGAGGAGGATGACGCATCATGATTATCGATCCTATAATTAGTAAAAATGTTGCATTAATTAAAGATGCAAATGGTAAAGACATTGAAAGAATCTATGATAAATATGGGAATCTAGTTTTTAAAAATTGGAATACATTAGAAGGACCGTTTCCAATAGAATGCTTCACATCAAGTAACAAATTACGAAATTATCGCATTTATGGAAACACAATTCAAGACGGCACTCCTACTCCTGAAAATCCGGTTGAGGTTCATGGGTGTGGGGAACGGACGGAGAATTTATTTGATAAAGATACGGCGGTAGTATATAGTGCTTGGATACAACGCAATGGAGGCTGGTCTTATGCTTCTGATTCCAGAAGTATTAGGATTCGAGTTAAGCCAAACACGCAATACACACTTTCCACCGAGGGAAGATACACGATTTTTCGAATTCTCGAAATGCAATCAGATGTTGTTCCAACTGAACAAAACAAATGGCCCGCAGTCGAAAGCAGACCTATCGTGTATGCCGAAAATGAATCACACTGTACTTTTGAAACAAGTGAGAATGCAAAATATATTGTTTTTCAGTCAAATCTTTCCGTTGTAAATAAGTGGCTAAGCGAACTGATGCTTGTTGAGGGTGACTCTATCAGAAGTGATTATATCCCCTACGGCTACAAAATTCCGGTGACAGTGAGTGGGGAAAACCTAGCAACCCTTATACAGGGAAGCTATGACCCTAATGGTAAACCAAACACTAAACTCAACAGAGTAAAAACACAATTGATCCCTGTCGAATACGGCGATGTGTTTGTAATGACCTTAAATAAATGGTATTTCCGAAATGTGGCATTTTTTGATGAGAGTAAGACTTTTATTAAATTTGGGAATGACCTTAGTATTATACCATATATTTATGCCGATGTACAAAATGCGAAGTATATATCAGTAATCCTCGGAGATATGGACACGGGAACGGGAAATAACATTAGTCCCAATTACAGCCTTTTTCGGCTCGAATACAGACCAATCACCACCCCCGTCTATATTGGTTCTGAACCTCTTCACAAAATTGGAGATTATGCGGATTATATTGATTTCAAACGCGGAGTTGTTGTAAGACAAATAAAAAAGTCAGTGCTGACAGGTGATGAAGCTTGGATCGAAAATGTACATAATGCAAATCAAGACGTTTACAAAATTGAGAATTTCGCAAACTTTCGACTCTTTTCTAGCAGTGCTGGAAATGCTGGAATATTCAGATGTAACCAGATTTTGTATATGCGACCCCCTTATCCATCAGGTTTGTATGATAGAATTGTCTTGCTGCATGGCAATGGTTACCCACATGCATTATATTTTTCAACAAAAAAAAGTATGGGGATTGATACCGTGGATAAATTCAAAAGTTTTCTAGCTGAGCAATATGAATTAGGACAGCCTGTGACAATTTGGTATGTCTTAGCTGAACCGGAAGAAGAAGTATTACCACTCTCACAAAAAATTCCAACGAATATCAGTAGTAACACATTTTCATGCACGATATCACCAGAACCATCCAAGGTCATGATTCAATACAAAAAGAAATAAATATTTATAAAATGATGATATTAAAAGAGCCCCCATATGGGGGCTCTCCATTCATCTTAATTTGTCAATGAGTTCTTCAATTGTATTCGTCTCACATAGATACATCAAATCAAATATCACAAATTCAATATTTGCAAATTGATCATGCTTGTATTCCTTGATAATCTCTGTTTCTGTATCATGATCAATTGATGCCACATGGATTGTTGTCACGAATTTCATATTCTCCTCTTTATGGACTGTTAATTTCAAATGATATCCAGTTACGATGTCCCAATTATTCAGATTGAGATATTGATAATCATTTGTAAAATAGACATCGGATGTGTGATCAAATTTCGATGCTGTTTGGTCAAGTTCCTTAATGTCATGAAAAACAAACAAAAAATAATTGTGGATTTGACCGATTGAATGTGCAATAAAAGACCTTGTATCAAACCAAGAATTCAATACTTGCATACAAATCATTCCTTTCAAAAAAATATGTAATAGACGGTACAAAAAAGAATCGCCCTTTACGGAGCGATTCTTTTCTTCAGATAATCACGCATGATTTTCTCCCTATGTTTGTAAGCAGTTGGGATATGCTGTTTGAAATCATCAGTGTCGTAGTCGTACTGATAGTATTCCAGCATCCATTCGCCGATGATAACATCTGTTTTGATTCTGTCATATTTCTGTAACAGTTGTTGTTCTGCAAACTTATCGGCAACTTTCTCATCACCGCTGCCACTTGTGATATGTCCAAATTCATGTAACAAACAGAACTCCAGAAAGTATTTACTTCTAAAATCTCTGGGATTAATAAGAATCACATTCTCAGAGATGGAAGTCAAACCACCTTCTACTAGAGGAGCATATGGACTAGTCACGAATAATGGTGCTTGATAAATGAGTGTAAGATTTCTGTCACGGAGTTCTTTGATCTCCTGATGTTCATCGAGGATTTCATATGGTGTGAAACCCCAGTGCTCATACTTAAAGACTATCTGATCTTTACTAAGTTTGATATAAAGTTCTTGCATACGAATCACTCCTTTCTATATATAAATTAATATATTTCTATATCATATTAATTATATATATTTGAAAGGAGTAAATATCCGCAATTATTTCATTTCGTTCATTTTCTGTTTCATTCGGTCATCTGTCCCACCCATGATGATTTCTGTCATTTGTTTTTCGATACAATAGAATGAATCAGCAACTTTCTGTGGGATGTTCTCCTTACCAAATAACACGGTGAGATATCCGCACATAAAAACCATATAATCCATTCCATTACTTTTGACCACACCATACTTAGAAATGCATTCCACCTGCGTGTCTTCATCCGGCATACTATCCGCAATAATGTTGTCAGGACGTGCTGTTATCAAGTTCAAACCCATCTTGATACGGTTAATAATCTTCACCTTGATAACTTCCTCATTGTATACGATATGATGTGTATATGTCGTAACACGGTTGCGGTTATCAGCCACAACCGTATCAGGCATATCATGAATCATCATACTCGACTCCATCAAATCGTCAAAGAAGTTTAAATCGATTTTCATTATTTCATCTCCTTATAATTTGAATCTTTCAGCGATATCGGTACGTGGTGCTGTCTCAATCAAGTAGACAACAATTTCAGGATTTGCCTCCACATAAAAGTCAATCAGTGCATCACGCAATTCATCACTGAGATACTGAAAACATTCATCATTGTTATTCTCATGGATCTTATCGATCACCCAGATTGTCTCAACGCCGACATATTTTCTTTTTCTGTCACGCTTTTTCCAAATCATGTTGAGATATTCAATCAACGACTTTAATGCATAATGGTTGTGAGTATAAGCAATATCCCCAAATGTCAATGGAGAATTTCCCACAGAAAAAGTGCCAAATATTCTAGTAGTGTATATCCCACTGAAATCGTGTGTATATAATTGGATATATATCGTAATTTGTTTAACAAATTCTGCGAAATCCACATACGCCATACTTAATAGGCGGGTTTCAATATTATCAAAATAACGGAGTGCGATGAATTTTGGGTAATTGGAATTATCAAAATACCGAGGTGTGAAGGATATTATATCATCAAATTTTTCTATATCGATTCCAATAATAACGGGAATATTATGACATGTTCCATCATCGTATTTCAACAGGACTGAGACTTCATACTCAGTGTCATTAATCTTCATTGCCTGTTCTAACAACTGTTTCATGCAATAGATGATGTTGTCTTGGCCAATGATGGTTATATCTAATTTGGTCATGTTAATCACCTCCTTTCTTTTGTTCTTCGTTTAATTCCTCGATTGCCGTTTCAATAATGTCGAAGTATGGCTCCCACATTCTTGCGAGTTCCAACTTACCGAATACAGAACTGCAATCACCATTCTCAATCGCAACCAATGATTGACACATGATTGGTCGTTTATCATACGGCAACTGACAACCCTTATGAGATACGAAGTAAACACACTCACCGCCGTAAGAGCGGTCGATGAAATCGTCATGATTGTCGAAGCTGGGTGTCGATACACCAAAGATTGCACTCAGCATGTTCATCATACCAAAAAGGTCGGTGTCCATAAAATGAGTATCCGGCTTATGCTTTGGACGAATATACCAACCGGATACATCCCAGTTCTCTTCATCGAGCTCATATCCCTCGTAACAGTCCAGCACATAGGGATTTTCCTTCAACAACTTCTTGATGTTCTCAACTGTGATATCCTTTTCGTCGTTAAACAACTGCCATGGTGCAAAGCCACCTGCATAGTTGCGACAGCACTGACCGTTGCATTTAGCACAAATTTCAGGTTTCTCACTAGTGTCATGAGTCTCAAAATACTCATTAACAAATTTTGGTTTCTTCATAATATCTCTAACTCCTTTACATTAATTTAATTCTGCGGGATTGCAATCCAGACCATCGGTCTAAACTGAGTACCCAAAGAATTGTTTAATATGGACAAATCCAATTTGCTGATAATGAATGGTTTGTCCAGTTCAGTTGTGGTTTTGCCCTCGTCACTCTCAGCGGGGGCTTTACCGTTCCAACTAATTTCAACGGGTATTGTATTCATGTACATTCACCTCCTTTAATAAAAGAACAAAAGAAAATAACAGAGTGGGGCCAATGGCCCCACTTCTATTTCTTTCTTCACAGTAGCATACAATTATTCGTTGAACGGGAATACTTCATTAACATCGTTGAACATATTCTTGACGAATTCTATCTCATCGTCCAGTTCCTTACCAGTCAATACACCAACATAGCGGGCACCGTAGAATTCTAAGATGTATACATCATATTCACGCCAGTCACGACCGAACAACTTATCAAACATCTTGACAACACTCTTCAGACAGCACTTAAGCCAAGTTGCTGCGTCATCGCCATAATCATGTCTGTAATCTTCAATGTCATCAAGTGCATCCCATAAGAGATGAATAAAATCAACGGAACCGTCTTCATCATCAATGAGGTAGCGAGCACCATCGAATTCATCATTGATAATGTCATAGATAGGTGCAATTGTGAATCTCGCACAATCTCTGAAATTGTCAAATGGGAATAATGGATCGAGTTCTGCAAATGCTAACGAAAATCCAATATTCTGAACGTTCATCGGATAGTAATCTTCCTGCTGAACAAATTCACAGATACTGTTGATATCTTCTAAATGATGATACCCTCTGGTGGTACTAGGAATATTCAATTCCACGAAAAATCTGATATAGAATCCTGGTACAATGTTTTTTGGTTTGTAAACGAAGGTCTTCTCGTAATATTCAATTTCCGAGCCTTTGCTTCTGAAACTATCAGAAAGTGGCCGTACACCAATTTCGTCTCCAATTTCATCAGCAAGACCATCAATGATTTTACAAACTTCTTTGTAGCTGTTGAGTCTGACGGTTGCTTCGTTTACAAATGCTTTGAGTTTCTTTTCCAACTCATCGATATACTTTCTAAGCATAATTAATTCCTTTCTTTAATGAGAGACCCCGCCCAGTTACGGGCGGGGTCATTTGCGAATGTTCGAACTATATAAACAGGGATTGTGAATTGTATTTCCCTGGGACTAAATAAGACAATTGGTTTCCCAATGTCATATTAATAGTACCTATATGAGAAATACAAAAAATGTCAATTTTCATGTAGTAGAGATTGGATGTTCAACAAGATATTCTTCTGACCTTTTTACAAATACATCCACATTCGGATTAAATCTCATAACAAAATCATTACTAAAATGGATATTATCATAAAGGCGGATAATCGGCACAAATGTTGTTTCATCATTACTGGAAATCTTGTAACCTCTCAAGCGCTCATCAATTTCAGGAATATTCATACACAACAGATCACGTAATACAACGTCACGTTCACCATCTCCGAAATCAAATGTTTCCCCAGTCACTGCACCAACATTGATCAACATCTTCTTTGTTCCTTTATACTTTTTTATCATTTCGATTTCTTCAGGACGACTCATCCACAACATTGTTGTCACAATCACATCTGCATTATCAATGTCCTTTTCAGAAATAAACTCCGTTGCATCTGGATAAATAAGTTTAGGGAGAACCCCATTCAGAAATAACTCACGTTCACCAGCGTTGCATCCATCCAAAAACTCCACATTAGTAGATGTTCCGATTGGCATTTCAACCATGTGTACTTTGACAGTACGATTTTTGAATTCAGACATAAAACATACCTCCATAATTTAATTTCAATTGAGTTAAATGCTATCAAATATATAAAATCACCAGAATGTAAAATCTTTTTCGAAAGGAGAAACGAATTATGGATAACGAACAACGAATTTGGTGTAAGCTCATTTCGTGTGGTTTCACCAAAGCTGGAGCAGCTGGTTTAATGGGCAACTTGTATGCGGAATCGGCATTAAACCCACATAATCTCCAGAATACGTACGAACGTCCATTGGGGTATGATGACGAGTCATATACCAAAGCTGTCGATAATGGATCTTACCAGAACTTCATTCGTGATCAAGCTGGATATGGTTTGGCACAATGGACACATCATTATCGCAAAGGAGCATTGTTGACATATGCCAAGAATCGTAATTCGTCCATTGGCGATTTGGATATGCAACTTGACTTCATTATCTATGAATTGGAACATGACTTCCCTGCTACGATTATCGGAGTTCTTCGTTCAACAAACTCTGTTGCAGAAGCATCCAATATTGTTATGACCAATTATGAGAACCCTGCTGATCAATCTGATGCGGCAAAAGCTGGTCGTGCTGCATTTGGTACAAGATTTTATCAGAAGTATGTTGACACGTGCATAGATGATGAAGTTGTATTGGATGAACATCCACCCCTTCCACAACAACAAGGAGAGATCAATATGAGTACAAAATTACGTGGTATCGATGTATCAAAACACAATGGAAAAATTAATTGGGATACATTAAAAGCATCTGGTCAAGTTGATTATGTCATCCTCAGAGCTGGTTATGGAAAACTAACATCTCAAAAGGATCAAACATTTGAAACCAATTATGCAAATGCAAAACGTGTTGGGATTCCAGTTGGTTGTTATTGGTTTTCCTATGCAAAGAGTGTTACCGAAGCACAACAAGAAGCTCGTGCATTCTTAGAAGTCATCAAAGGAAAACAATTTGAATATCCTGTGTATTTGGATCTAGAAGAAGAATCCCAATTTAAGCTTGGTAAGAATGTATGTTCTGCAATGGCGATTGCATTCATGAATATTGTACAACAAGCTGGTTACTTTGTTGGGATCTATTCTTCCAAGAGTGGGTTCACATATATGAATGATACGGTAAAGACCGATTATACTGTATGGGTTGCTCAAATCAATATTGCACAAACCACATATAGTGGAGCATATGATATGTGGCAATATTCTTTCACAGGTAGTATTCCGGGAATCAATGGTAAGGTTGACTTGGATTATTGTTACAAGGATTTCCCATCTATCATCAAAAGAGTGGGATTGAACGGATATCCAAAGAACAGTAACAATGGTGGTGATAGCACTGGTAGTGGACCAGAGTTAGAACCACCTCCTGCACCAATTGTTGTCGAAACAGCCCCTGATATTTCCCAAGTAACACAGAAAAATGACGAGAAGACAAAAAAGAAAATCACATTGATTATTGATGATCATCAATACTCTGGACTACTTGAAGAAGACTAAAAAAATGAACAAGAAAAACACCCCGGCTAAGCCGGGGTGTGTTTTACATCTGGTATGTTGTCAATCAATCATCAATATTGACGTCACCGCCAATGTTGATGGTCAGATTGATACCACCACTGATTGTGATGTGATCACCCTCGGTGATATCTCCAGTCTTTGCATCAAGAGCAACCAGACCGAGGTCACCAAAGATGTCATTGTCATCCTCATCATCTTCGGCAACATCATAATGGCAATGCTCTTCGGCAGCAGCATTCGTTACAGCATTCATTGCAGCATCATGCTTTGATGCGAAGAAATTGTAAATCTCACCCATCTGTTCAGGTGTGATACCACAATCATCCTCGTCATCCTCTGCATTGTCATCCTCTGCATTAGTTTCGGATTCATCGTCCTCATCGAAGAGATTGTCCAACCCATACGGCCACACAATTGCTTCGCCAACGAGCTCGGTGAAATCACCGTACATGTCAAGGAGAAACTCCTGTGCATCGGTGCTTTCAACTACAGCGTCGTAAAGCTCCTGCAGTTTCTGCAGAACCTGAAGTACACCGTCCTGATTGAACGGGACTTTGAGCCCGCCAACTACAGCGGTGTTGATAGTTGCAGGGTCAGTGTCCGGCAAATCCATCAGGAATGCCTTAGCATCCTTGTGGAACTCTCTGAATGCCTTTTTGCGCTGTTCCAGCTTTGCTGCAGCAGCCTCTGTACGGCGGATGGAACCTGCCAGTGTCCAGATGTCGGAAGCCAAAGCCTCCATGGTTTTCTTGTTTGTGTTTTCAGTCATCATCATAATGACTCCTTTCAAATAAGATCACAGATCAAATCATATATACGCGGTTGATGTTATCTCACACAAGATTCTCTCTATGTCACATTAATAGTACATATATGAAAAAATAAAAAAATAGGAAATATTATTGATCATTTGGTCAATGTCATGATAACATTGTTTTTGATGGAATCGAGGATGATCAAACAATCAGTCACAACTCGTTCCATAAAATCGTATTCGTTTTTATTTGCTGCTAACATATTCTGATAGATGATAAGATAATCCATTGCATCCACACCGAGATTAATAAGATGCTTCATTGCCAGATTATACATATTTGATGCATAATCTTGTTGCATTTTAATATAATAAGCAATATAATATGAGATATAGGCATGCAGTAATTCGTTGTAATTATCAATGCTTTCTTTGATCGCCTTCGAACGATCATTAAATGTTTGCTTTACACAAACTTCTTTTCCACCATATACTGTGACAACGCAATTGATTTCAAGTGGAGTGGTGGTTGGATGGCTTACGGCAAGCAATCCATCATTAATTAAATCGGTAACCATTTCAGAATCAATATCTAATAACATACCTTTCTGACGATAATTGTGGATATCATCTTCAGTGGGAAGTTGTTTCCCGAGTTGCTTCATACACTGCAACATATAACGATATTGAGGGATCTGCCAGTTATCGCAATAATTACTATCCGGATTAATCATGTCCCATACTTTCATAGCCATTTCAATATTAATCGTTGTTTGCTCCGTAAAATCAAATGAATTGTGGAAATGAAACATGATCAATGCGAATATACAGGTTTCATCATCCGCATATGGGTGATGTTCTTTCATAAGGGTTAACAGGTCTGATTTTGTTTGTTTCATATTAATCATTCTCCTTTCGAGATTAAAATTGTAATGAGCTGTTAGATAAAACCCATCAATAATTTACACAATTAAGGAGATGATACCATGGCAGGTACATTAAGTGAATCCGTAAATGTTGCTATGAATCGAATTTTGGAAATCGATCCGCATGATATTAATATGACATTTTTGCAAACAATGTTTGCGGCTCATCATAATCGAGAAAATAATACATTTCAAGAAGCAAATTTCAAACCAACTACAAAGATTTTGTTAACACCCAAGCAATATCAATACGTCAAAAAACCAACTGAAACAACGATTGGTCGATTAATATTGAATCGATACTTGTTGGAAATGAATGGAATTTTGGAGTTTCTGGATTATTATAATAATCCCATTGATAGTAAAGGTCTAGATAATCTAAACACAGAAGTGAACAATCTTGTTTTGGAAGATAAGATTACGACGGATCAATTGGTTGATTACATCGATGCCCGCGATAGATTGGGATTTTGGGTTGCTGGATTCCTGACCGTATCCATCACACCGGCATTGTTATTACCAATGGACAATGTGAAAAAAAGAAAAGCGGAATTGTTTAAACAGCATCAAGCAGAACTAGAATCCGATAATCCCGTTACACAGATCATGGCGAATAATGCAATTGAAAAAGAATTAATGGACATTGTTCGTGAGAATTTAAAAGCAGATTCAGGTTATGATTTCTACCGTAGTGGTGACGGTAATTTGGATAATAACTATAAAACGATCAATGTTATGAGAGGTGCCGTATTTGATCAGGCGACCAAAAGATATCATATTACAGAATCATCATTGATGGAGGGTATCAAACCGCGTGACATTACACCATTTGCAAACTCTGTGATTGCGGCCGCATATCCATCAGCCGTAGGTACTGCAGAAGCGGGATATATGTCAAAACAGTTAATCGCGTTATTACAATCGGAACATATTGATCCAGATCCCAATTCTGATTGTGGAACGCAATCAACCATTCCGGTTAGAGTTACGAAGAGTAACAAACAATATCTTGCTTTTCGTAATATCAAGGAAGGTGGAAAAGTAAAACAGACTACCTTACATAATATCGGAGATTATGTTGGTCAAACAATTAATCTGTATTCACCGCAATGTTGTAGAAATAAAACCATTTGTGCAAAATGTGCAGGTAGGCTATTCTATGATATGGCGGGTGGTGAAGTTGTTAATATCGGAATGCTTATGTCAGTCATTACGCAAAAAATATTGAACCTAAAATTGAAATCTAAACATGACCTTTCCCAGAAAGCTGGATTCATGAATGCAGAAGATACTTTCTTGAATCCAACTAATGCTGTGGAAGTTACAGAAGATGGTTATCTTCGTGCAAAACAACATATGAAGATTCATGTACCAAAAACAACCGATGAGATATCATCTTATTATATTGAATCAACATTTATACATTGCCTTGGTGTTGCACCTGTTCGGTTCTATGATGCACATGGTGGTGAACAAGGTACTAATCTAATGACTGTTCCGACAATGGTCGACTTATTGATTTACGGTGATTTACAAGAAGATGAAAATTACTATATTCTTTCCTATGAACCTGGAGCCAATATCGTATCATTGGGCTTCCAACAAAATGTACAGAATGTTTGTGAGTATTTTGAACTAATTTATCTTCACTCTAGAATTCCAATTATCCCATATCATCTGATGACGGATATGATGTTCCGTAATCTGGAATTGAACAAGATTGACTTAGATGGACCATCACTGGTATATGAATTATTGGCAAGAAGACTTTGTCGATATGGTAGAGATACATTTGCATTTGTTTATGGTGCTGATCCAAAAATAAATAAGATGGCTTACGAAAAGCTTCCGTATCGTGAAGCAGTGCAACAAGCTGGTACATTACAAGCGATCGTATTCGAAGACATCTCCAAAGGTATTAATGTCAACTTAGCATCGGCATTAAATGGACATGAACCAGAAGAAACACCATTAGATGCAATCATCAGAGCATAAAAAAAAGAATCCCCCGGCTAAGCCGGGGATATTCTTATTCATCACATTCCATAGTAAATCCATTGATACACTTTACAACGGGAACATATTCCTCTTTTTCATAATCATAATTAAACATGATTGAAAAGTTTTGTTCGTCTACATTATCTGGCATTGGAGTATTGTCGATCTTTTCCAGTGCTTTTGCAAAAGCATCATGGAACTGATACAATCTAATGCGATACTGGTAAAACGTTTTACAACCCATACGTTTCATCAGTTTCTTTCTCAATCTATATTTCATACGGAATCTCCTTTTGAGAAATAGTCATATTCCAGCCATCCCCCAGCAGCATTTTTGTGTCCATTTCCATTGAAATACTCTTTACAGCATTTTGCACAATCGAATTCGGAATCACCACTGGAATAGAAGGTATATCTCCATTTCTTCATATTACCATCGTAGGCATACTTAACAACGAACGCATACTTGTTAATCAACTCACCGAACAAACGAGAATTACCAGATGGACAATTTACTGCATATCCCTTATGACCATCGATTTCTACTTCAAAACCACTATGACGAATACGTTCATTTTGTTTTTCTTGATAACGATAAATCACTTCACCATTTTCCACCATATACGCTGTTTTTGTGATTCTAGAGAACAAATCTGTCCAGAATTCAACATTCTTTGGATGGTTATCTTCCATTCCATATGCTAATGCAAAATATTTGCTATCCGGAAATTTATGTCTCCATACATCGTTGTCATCAATATACCGAATTGCCATGGGAACAAAACATTCTCGCATATTTTTCTCCATAGGATAGAATCCGATATGTGAGTAATCTTCAGTAAAGTCAACCGGTATTTCATTTGGATGCATTCTTTCGTCATCTGTCATATTTGCATACACCCAAGTCAGCATTGATGCAGAAACATCTGCACGATAGTAGTGAATAATCTGATCCAATAATACCTTATCTCCGTCATTAAGCTGATCAATATATCTCTCACCACCAATATGATGATCAATATGAACAATCTTGCAATCATGTGATAAGAATTGTCGAATCGCATTCATAATGATGTCATCCATTGCCAAGTCCACGATATATACATTTTCCTTATCACGGATATGATCTGGTTCAAGATTCAACTTACCATCATGATTATATTCAATAAAGTCCTTATCAGGATCAAAAGGTTCAAATGGGTTGCGGAGCAACCCATTGACAATTGCAGCGGCACAATGACCATCTGCATCATTATGGTGTAAAATTTTCATCTTCTAAACCTCCCAAGTGTCTGTTTCTTAAATCTCTCATACATTGAACCTGTGAATCCGGGTGTCTTGTCAAATTCATTGTTACGACGACTAACCGTCGGAGCAGACGTACCAATGATCTTTGCAATTTGCTGATGACGCAATCCCAATTCATACAAGAGATGAATGGACATCACCTGTTCATCATGTGTCTTCACATCGAGATTGTAGATCCAGTAGTTCTTATAATTAGCTCTGCTAACTGTTTCATTTGTAGCATTCATTCTCTCATGACGAGTATAGAACCAGATGATCATTCTCTTTAACACGGGTGTCTTATAATAGATTCTCAGCATTGGTTCTTCTGTCAACGGATCAATACAACGCTCTACCATATAAAATCTCTTCGGATCAAAATCAGTAATGTGGAGAAATGCATTTGTGAGTTCAAATAATTCCTGCTTCATAAATGTGACCTCCTTCAAAATTAACCATTATTCATCATCGTCATCCATCAATGTTTTCAAAAATGCATCAATCTCGTCCTTACTAACGAAATGGACATCGACGTCTTCACCAAACAATTCTTTGATAAATTCATTCATACCATCATAGAACTTTTCCCTCTCGTCATCCATTGTTTGGGTCATCGTTTTCTCAGTTTCTTTGATTTCCTTTTTCTTATCCGGTGATGAAGGATCGAAGAATTCATCAGGAGACATTTCACCACTGAGATACTTGTTGATACGCTCGAATTCCTCATCGATACGCTTGTGCATCTCATCATGTTCCTTGGAAGAGATATAGCATTTAGCATCCTTATCCTCAGACTGATTATTTGATACTTCCTTCTTTACATCCTTCTTTTTATCATTATCAACATTAATGGAATTATCGGAGTCTTTGCTATTCTCAGCAATCTTTCTATTGAGCTGTGGTCTGTCATTGTCAAGCATATGAATACTGATATCACGAAGATTCCACAAATACTTCTTAACGAACTCCTGATCATGTTCGATGTCGGAAAAGAGAACAGGCAGTAATCTTTTAAGATGAAACAAAATCGGAATAGCAACCTGCTTAATATGTGGATGAGCATTCGGCGCACATCTTAATTCAAGAAAATGTCTCCAAGCACGAATGTTCATTGTGACTTTCATGGTACACTTCAAGCTGTTGTTTAATACTGATCTGGCCTCCTGTGGTGTTGCACCATTTTTCAAGAGTTTATTGTAAGCTTCGACACTTGATTCACATGCGTCTTTCCAAATGAAGAATCGATCAGACATCTTACAACGATAAGTCAGCTTATTATGATACTCTTCAATTCTAGCACGCTCGTCATATTCAATTGGTCTGATGAATGTCATTTCCGTCTTACCATAATTGCAATAACGTGTACTTTCGACAGAATAAGAACAACCGATTCTATGTCTGGTTAACTCCGCCAACACGCCACGATCAGTTACAATCTCAGCAGTCAAAGAAACATGTTCCAGAATACTTGTATGTCCGCTCTTAATACAGTTTGCAATCAGCTTATCTGCAGTTTTCTTTTCAGGATTAGCTTTATCTTCAGACTGATAACATGTTCTTGCACACGCTTCCAGCTTTGTCATAATTTCTTCAGGGATAATTTCGTCAATAAATTTAACACTAGGCTCGATAATTTTCATAAAAATAACTCCTTTCAAGATGGATGGGGAGATGAACTTCTCCCCATCAAGTTTTACATACAATTAGTTTTCGTTCTTATTGTCCGGATTACCAAAATGGAAGTTGGACATCTGATCGGACATCATGTTGATCATCTGATCGATTGTCATACCATGGGTCGGAGCAGTCAGAACCTCTACCTCAGCGACACGAAGGATTGTGGTAATCAAACTGTTGGAATCATACAACATAATCAATGCCTTTTCCACAATCGAAAGATCCGGGCGAAGGTCATAATTAATTTCGGGTACACCAACAGACTTGAAGAACTTTGTCACAGTCTCAATCGCATCAAGTGCCAATTCCTCACGGTGCTTTTCATCTGTCTCACTTGCAAGTTTGAAGCATGTCGTTGTTGTCGCAAGGGAATTGTTAATCAGATCATCACGGGCATTCTCCCAGATTCCCTGCCAGTTCATTTCGTCATAATTAATGTTCAACGTAATGCCAGATGCGAGATATACTTCCAATACTTCTTTTTCGTCACTCGTTGTAGCGTCATTTGTCGCTTCTACTTCAGGAGCTTCGGTCTGTTCCGGAGTATTGGTCATTGCCTCATCCAGAAACTCTGCGGTTGTTTTGATTTCTTCACTCATTGTGAATTCCTCCTTGTTATGTGATATATTTATACTGTTGACGATAATGTAAAAACAATTCCGTCTCCAATACATACAAAAGATATGTATATCTTAAAAATAAAAATAGAAAGGATGTGTGGTTATGGAAGGTTCGATTATTGCAATTACATCATTCGTCACAGTAATTAACAATGCTTTGATCTATATTGCAAGTACCACGTTTGGTTTCGATATCAGAAAATACATTCCGATGGTATCTGTGATACTCGGATTGATTATGGGTGTGATCGGATATTATTCTTCAAATATTGAAATGGGATCAAATTTAATGGAAGCTGTATTTATCGGTGTATCTGCTGGTTCTGCAGCAACGGGAATTAACCAGATTGGAAAACAGATGACAAAGGATAAATAAGTGGGGGCATATGCCCCCACATCATTACTCTTTCTTTGTCTCGAATAATCCAACAATGGTGTTTGCCGTAATAATCGCATCCATCAACAATGTGGTTGATAACCGATAATCATCGACATTCATATGAAAATAATATGCCAATGGAACACCCATATTTGCGAGATACGTAGATGCTTGTGAAATCGCATTCGACTGTACTTCTTCACGGTGTTCATCACCAATCACAATGACATCTTGAAGCATTGCTAATAATTGATTAATGTCATTCTTAAAAGTTGGAATATTCTTTTCTACATGATCCTTGAATATCTGAACAACACATTCACGATTGTTTGATAAGTTGAATGTGACATTCATCTGCTCCATCTTTGTTTCTTTTTTGTCCATAAGTTAATCCTCCTTTGGTTCTGTATCATCTTCCCATGTGATATAATTTGTTTTCGTCGCTAATTGCTGGAATAATTTAGATCTGGATTTTAACCAGTATCGATCCATTCGAACAGATTCATCATATACATCGTAGAAGTGGCATTGTTTTCCACAATAACGGATTCTTCCGAATACTTGTTTTGCGGTGACTTTTGATACAAACGGAGAGCAATTGATGATATCTGTAATTCCAGGGATATCCGTTCCTGTACCACACGATGCAATTGTTGTGACAATGACATCGGAATGCTTATTCTCTTCATTCTCTGCTTTTGTATTCTTGGAATTGATTGTTCGTATTGTTAAATCATATGGGAATGATTCATCATAATTCAAACCTTTTGTCAAGAAGTATGCACACTCTGTACACAAATCAATCAATGGCATGAACAATAGTACCTTTGCATCCGGATCTCGTTCATAAATGAGCTTTAAAATATCACGACAACATTTGAAATGTGTTTGCTTTTTGTCATAAGCAATCACCCATTTTCCATAGGTTGCTGGATTCATGCCACGTCCGCCTTCTACTTTATATCGAACGATGTTCGTTTTTGCATGTGTATTGACTTGAACAATGTTGTATTCCACCCATTTGGATGGTTGGTTCGAGGTTAATAACATAGATGGTTTGTAGAATGTTGTATTGGCAAAGACATGTCGAAAGATGGAATTCTCCGCTTTGGTAGAACGACCATCGGTTGCTGTGAGATACAAGTTTCTTCCTACATTAAATACAAAATCCATCATTAACGTATCACGGAATTCCAAATGTGCTTCATCAATAATCTTTAATCCAATCCCAAGATTCTTGGTAATATTCCCAGCATCTTTCAGATTTCCAATTCGTTTTAATCCAGCACGAAATGTTGCATGTGTCATCAGGTATACATCATAATCAAATTCATGATTATCATATGCGATATCATATAGCTCTTGAGAATCTGCAATCTCATGAACCTCATCATCTGATAACCCACACATGTTATACAATGAATTCAACCATTGCTTTCGTAATGAATCACGATGCATAATAATCAGTGTTTTCATACCATATTGACACGCTGCAACACCTGAACAATAAGTTTTGCCATTTAACCGAAACCGGGATCTTTTACTAAGAATATTTGTCTGTCATTCTGATTGGACTCATGATGATTTCTTCCAACGATAAAATTGATACAATCCACTTGCTCGTTGTTACGAGGAGCGACAATCTCCTCGTATTCAAATTGCATGGGACGAGCATCATCCGCTGGTTCATGAATTACTTTCGCATTTCCCAATAATCGATGAATATAACTAATGTCAACTCCTTTGTGGAAGTATAACAAGTCTTGTGTTTCATCATAGATATATCCCAATGTCTTGGTTTCTTCTACATACTCATCATCATACGTTAATAAGTTGATAAGTGGTGTTAACAGTTCAGAAGCTTCTCCTCCGGGGTATACAGTGACAGACGTACATCTTACATGAATTTCAAACCCAGTATTCATATGGCATCACCTCCTTTCAAATTCTAATATATTAGTTGAGTCCACACTGACGATAGATCTCTTCTAATTCTTCGTTTGTGAATCCTGCATAGTCGTTGGCACGTTTCTCTGCGGGAATCTCATTGTAATACATCATGTTGCAAACGTATTTGACATCTTCTTGGGTTACACCTTTCCATTCACGATTGCGGTAGTCATCCATCTTCTTATGAACTTCCTTATCGATTCTAGTTTCATCTTCTTCTTGTTGATCAAATTCGTCATTTGTCATTCCGGATTTCATGATATAATCAATCATATGCCCGAGTTCATGACGAACCATCAATGTGAAATGTCTCAATACTACATCTTCTTTACCGGGATTTCTTAAGAGGGTTCTGCAAATATCATCCAATGATACATAAATCACAACATGATCGCAAACCAATATTCCGTCATTAATAATTCCATATGAACAATTCGCCATCGCTGGAGTTTTAGCACTCAGATAATGACGATTCTTAATGTCATTGAGAATTGTTTCGTGAACATCATCCTCAGTGTATCCCTTGATATTCTTTAATCGATCCATTTCAAAATTGAAAAATTCACATTCATGACAGATGACCATATCAATTTTCAAGTCGATGTTACCAAACTTCTCACGATGAGATTTTACGGGATCTGAGTCTAAAATACGATTAACTTCTTTTCCTGCAAATTCTACAAGTTCATCGGAAATGTCATATTCATTTTTGATCATAATAAAACTCCTTTCAAATGAATGTCCCGGGATATCCCGGGACATAATGGTTTACTCTATTAAAGTATCACTATGTTGGATTGTTTATTCAATAATTACATGACGGCAAATAAGTCAGAGTAATCATAGAATCGCTTCAGTTCTTCCTGTGTGAAACCAGCCTTCTTATTGCCGCAATTTCATTGAACATGAGATAGTGCATTGGAATTCCATCGATCATCAATAAGCTAGATCTAGACATCTTCTTTCTCGAATTTTCCATATTCTGAATTTCATTGAGTGTTTGTAAATCATATTTGGATGCAACCTCTTTTCTATAAAACAGAAAGTCTTTATATGACATTCCGATATATGTCATAAAATTCAGACAATGGCCGAATTCATGGCGAAGCATCAGTTTACAATAATCGAAGAACTCGTCCAATTTGTCAGGGTTCTTTGCAATAAATTCATAGATAAAATCCTTGATAATATATATTACAAAAGTATCGATGTGAACTGTATCATCATCTTCATAATTTGATTCCATACAAGTCAACATTGCACCAGATCTGTATTTGCGATGTGCATATTTTAATTCATTGATAACAGACTTCTTGTTGAATGAAACAAAACCACTATCATTGTTAGAAGAAATGCTGTCATAATTCAGGATGTCAATAATTCTTGATTGCAATAATTCTGATGACCATTTCCATTTATAACAAAGATCGACACCTTTAAGATTATCGAGGTTTTGTTTTCTAAATTCTTTCTGGAACTTCTTTAATGCCTTTTCAAATTCAACACAAGATTTAATTTGTTCATTCATAAAATTTCCTCCTTAAATTATGCCCGGGATAATCCCGGGCATTATCACACATTATTCAACAGATGCTCTGATAACTTTTACCCCAGGTACATGTTTCGGACGAGTCGGTGGAGTATTCATCGTTGTCGGTTGGATGCTTTCTACATTGATAGATGATACACGACCATCTGCATGATTCAGCGTCACTTTCTGGTCTTTCGATACACAGAATACTGCAATCAAATCATCCTTCTCTGTCAGCTTGATGATGGGACGGAGATCACCAAACTTCTTACCAGATATCAGGAAACGAGATTCATTCACTCTTACTCTTCCCAATTGGGTCACATACATCAACAATGGCTTCTTGGGATTGATCATAAACATTCCAGCAGTAACATGATCCTTGACAATGAATTGGCCCTGTGCATCCACACTCAATACTTCATTCAGATCTGATAACGAGAAACGTTTTCCGAATCCATCAGTTGTATACAATAACAAATCACAATCATCATTATGCACTTCAATAATGGATACAATCTCTTCATCAGCATCTAATGGAATGATGGGTTTTCTTGTTGCATTGGATGGGATCTTGTTAATCGGCATATACTTGATTCGACCTTTATTGCTAAGAATGACAATCTTGTTCGTATCATTGGATAATGCGGTAATACATCTACCCATCTGCCCTTTGCCAATCGATGTCATCGTCACTTTCGTACTATGGGGAACCTTATTGGTGTCTACCCAAATAAAGTTCCCCTTCTCATCAATCAAACATACATTGTCACCAGTAATTGGAATCACATCCGATGACAAATGTTCAGGATTCTCAGTCTCGGTGAAGATCAATGAACCATTTGGGAGAATTTGAACAACACCGATATTCGGATTCTCATCGTTATTTCGATTGATGATTTTACTTCTTCTTGGATAACCATATTTCTGTTTAATCTCTTTCAGTTCATTGATAATGACATCGTTGATCTTTTGAGGATCCTTGACAATATCTTGGATTCCTTCTAATTCATCTGTCAACTCTTTAATTTTCTTTTCTGTCTTTAAGAACTCTTCATGAGTCAACTGGTACATCTTTACTTCACCCATATACTTTGCTTGAGATGTGGAGATATGACCATCAAATTCTTTAACCAATGCTGGAACGATTTCATCACGTGTCTTACAGTTCTTAATCGTGTTGATTGTCGTTTGTAAATGATCCGGAGACAACATGAATGACTTACCTTCTAACATGTTCAGTTCCGTTGTCAATACAACAACTCTTCTCAAGAACCATGAACGTTTTACTTGCACTCTTGTTCGAATCCATGCTAACAAGATTTGTTTCACATTATATTTACGAGTCATATTCCCATCGACAACCACCATGTTTCTTGTTGAAATAGCAGTTCGTAATCCATCCACACGCTTAAACAGCTTATTCAGAACTTGATACAAGTTACATGGTTTACAACGAATCACATATCTTACTTCACCTTTGACAAGGTTTGATTCATCATCAGCGGATACAATTTCAGGAATTGGATTATTGGAATCCTGGATGGCACACAATCTTTTGTGAATATCAGTTAAGAACTCTTTGTATGGAGTATTCTTGAACGTAATGACATAGTTTACATTATCGATATCAAATGTGGATTGCATCCAAAATGATTCTGGGTCTTTGATGATGATATCACAACCAGTTGGTGAATCCGGAACCAATGTAACGTTCGCTTTTGAATTCTTTAACAGTTTAATGGTTGCATCCGCAATCTCATTCAAATTATACGGATAAATGTCACTTGATAACGTATATCCAATGCCCATGCTTCCATTCAATAATACAATCGGGAATTTAGATGGGAAACGCACGGGTTCATATGCGGTGTTGTCATAGTTCGGTCGCATATCTACTTTCCCATCGAATTCCGATAACAATACATCATATGCAAATTCGGAGATAGACACTTTCCAGTATCTTCCAGCTGCTGAGTCATAACCGGTTGTTGCCGTACCAGCATTCCCATGTGCTGTCAATAATGGGATGTTGTTGGAGAATGTCTGAGCTAATCCAGCAAAGATATCTTTCAATCCCAATTCACCATGAGGAGAATACTTCAATGTTTGCCCTCCGACAGTCGCAACAGTCGCTGCTGTGTTCTTAGCATAATTCTTGTACATGGTGTAGATGATACGACGATGGATCAATTTCAATCCATCGTACACATCGGGAATGCTTCTCTGGAGATTGACATTTACGCCATACAGCATAAGATATCTTTCTGCAGTGGGATACATCTCAGCTGTCAATTCCTCATTTTCAATCATAAGGTAATCACCTTTCCTTTCTTCATTTAAATGGTACCTATATTCGCATCAATAAATTCAAAATATTCCGTAATCGATGGACAATTGAACCAGTTGTACATAACAGATGCAATATTACCGTTCTTGTAGGTGTTGATAATCGGTCCACTCATGTCTTTCTTATGAGCATTCCCATGTGTGTCATACCAGAAATAATTCTGATTGAACGAACGGTTACGACACTGGTTGTCGATGAACACACTATTGTTGATCAAGCACTTATATTCCAACGCCATCGGGTCTTGGTTCTCACCCATCTTTGTGGATGGATAATAACTTTTTGCATCTGCATCTGATGCTCCATACATGATGTTGTTTACTTGTTTCCCGTTGATGATCAAACCAGTCTTAGCGTTCAAGGCTGGTTCTGCAACAAATGCACCCTCATAGCTTGTGTCAATTCCAACTGGTACTAACAAACGACAAGATTGCACAAACCCTTCTTTCTCAAAGTAATATTCTCGAGAATTACGAACAATATGTGTCTCTTGAAAGCACTTTGAGAACTGTGTGCAAAACGAATACGATCTTGATGCAAATGCACCAGCATCTCCACTATTGATTGCGACGGCTAACTGTGCAACGGTATCACGCATATTATACAACAGAAAATTGATAAAGTCTGTGTATGCGAATTCACGGAATGTACCGCTTTTCGTATCGGATAACTTTGTGATTCCCGCAGTTGTCTTTGCAATATAATTCAAAGAGTAGGCCCTAAGATTTGGTTGGGACTTTCTTGTTGCTGCATACAGTCGTTCTTGACAAAGATACTGAGTATAGGATGACGCATAAAAGAAGTCTTTCGAATCTTTAATCGTTGCTTTGGAATTCTTATCTTGAGAGAAGTACAATGTTCCAGTCTTAAACTCCTCAGGAATGAAGAAGTCGTGTGGGTCATATCCCAACCATGCGATTCGATTCATCAAGTAATTATCATCAAACGGAGCATTCCATGAGAACGTAAACCATGGACGATATTTGTTGATATAATCAAATATCAGTTTGATCATATAGATTTCTTCTTCATATTTGAATAAGTGTAATCTGATTTCCCATCCACCAATATACTTCTTATTGTCTTTATCCGTATCGATAATCTTCTTCTTGAATTCCTCCTGATGGTTATTCAACCATTCCCAAGCTTTTGTTTGCTTATATAATAATTCATGAAACTTTGGATGCATTTGTGATTTGGGTCTCGGTCCTAATACAAATAACACCGCAATCTTCTGCTCTTCCAATAATAATGATACCGCATTGATTGGTTGTGGTGCTTGTTGATAATCACGTGGATCAATACTTCGATCCAATACATCCACCTCAATATCAAGATATGCTGATTTTACCTTTGAGATGTCATAATCCTTTCCAAACTGATTTAACCATCTTAAACGAAAATACACATCTTCTTTGAAATCGCCTTTAAACACCCATGGGCATTCACACATCTTACGTTTGAGATCAAACCATCCAACTTGTTCTTTTAGTTGATCATATAAGTTCTCCCATTCTCCACCAGCCTCTTGAGCAATAACCTGTGGAATATGGGATGCTTTACAATAAACCGGATAACAATCTTTGATTTCTGCTTGTGCAATCTGATATGGGTATAAATCACGAAGTTCCTTTTTCAAGAACCAGATGTCGACAATCGGTTTCTCATATTTGACTTCCAATCGGCAAGTAATTGCATCATAGTATACAACCTCGAATGCTTCTTCTGGCTTTCTGACATAACGCACATCAAACAACATACTTCCTTCTGGATAGTCCAAAGGTTTTGGCTCGGCGAAGTACTTAACACGTTTATCCATACTATTCCTCCTTTACTTGTTTAAGGTATTAATCTGTCTATCTCCTTTCTTTCTATATTATTATATTATAATAAGATTGACCTCCGGTCAATTAAACAATATACATGTCCAAAAAGAAAAAAGTTAGGGTAACATACAAAATCAGCATCTCTATATATTTCTATTTTTTTCATTTCTTCATATATATATGATTTATGTGCATAAAGGAAACTGAGTGTTTATTCGGTCATATTTGGGCGGATACATTCAGTAAGACATACCGGTCATACTAGGTGCGATAATACAGCACTGTGGATGATCATGGATGAGTAAAACGATTGGGGTCTATATGAGCCCAATCGTAGTTCGTATTGTAGATATCGTGAACGGGTATCTTACAATACGAACCTTTTATGTTTGGCAAATATCCAGTTCAATATTTGCCAATCAGATATATTTTCTTTTGAACCGGATGTGAAAAATCATCCGTTATTTAGTCCCAGGGAAATAACAATCACAATCCCTGTTTATATAGTCCGAACATCCGCAAATGACAAAAAAGGAGGAAACCCATGGATCATTTAATCCTTGAGGTAGGAACACGTCCGTTGACAATTGAAGAACGCTCCCACATTGGAACATATTGGAAGAAGTTCTCGGAATTGGAAAAAATGGAAGTCGCTGCTCGTATCAGAGGCGTTTCCAAATCGAAAACAAACTATGTTGAATTATTTGTCGAGATAGTCAACATAGTCCACGAACTCGACAAGAAATATGCGTAACAATAAATTGGTCGGAACCGAGTTATTCTCTCACGGGAATACATCACCATCACGAGGTGGTGAGGCGTCACAGGCCTACCTGCATTGTGGTACATTCGCATCACGAGCGAGGTGAACCATCACAAGGAATTTGAGGACAGTCCTCTATCACAAATGCAGTTCCGATAACATATCCCCGGCTGTCATGCCGGGGATATATACGCATAAGCCATAGAAAGGAGTAATGAAGTATGGCAATGACAGATGAACAAATCCAGGAATATATCAATAAGAGTATTGAAGCAGGTATCAATGCAGCAATTCCACAGATTATCCAAGCTATGACAGCTGCAATGAACAGTGGTTCTGCTTCAACACAGACGAATGGCAATCCTGGTAACACAATCCTGATACAAAATCCACAGGCTCAAAATGGATATGGAAGTATGACCATGGATCAGATTATGAGTCTTCCACCAGAGCTCAGAAATGCAATCTTCGGTATTGCGATGAAGAACTCAGAATCAGACGTTGATCGATTGAATAATAAAGTTGATCAGTTAGCTGATGCATTGACAATGTATATGTGGCAGGCGAATTCTCAGAACAACAAGGGCCATTCAACAGGTCATAAGATTCTGAAGTGGGGGTCAATTGCAGCATTGATAGGTATTGGCGTTTACGAAGGTAACAAGCTGACACACAAGAATGATGGTGCTAAGTATGAAGCACTTGCTAATGCCGCAGTATCAATTGCTGAACTGAAGTATGGTGGAAGTAAAATCTAACACGTCTTAATCATGAAAGGAGGTGAGTTGTATGAAGTTGAACATCTTCGGTTTTGGAGATCTCAAGGAAGTAATCAAGAGCATTGCTTGAGAGGTCACATGAAGATTCACATGAAAGGAGGTTCTATTCATGAATATGTACCCTAACAACGAACACAAGAACGGTGTTGGTCTCGTTCCTTGTGCTAAGTAACAATTTTATGTGAGGGCTCAACTTGCCAAGAGCTCTCATTACATCCGACCGATATGATCTTGAACCTCTATGCTAGTAATGATATGCTGAGCGGTACCCCCAAGATCTATATTGCCGGATGGCTTACTGATTGATATATGGACCGACATGAGTATGCATTTCTTGTGTCGGTTTATTTATCTTAATTGAAATGAAATATGAGTAACCCGCTACTCAATTGAACAGGGGAGAATAGGAGTCTAAAAAATGAAAAAGAGATTAATTGCTAGCGCTTTACTTGGTGCGCTGATTGCTGATGATGTAAGACCTGCTAAGAAGACTGTTGTCATTCATGACACAACACCGAGTACAACCGAAAGACGTGTCGGCACTTATACAAGCAGCTATGGTCGTAACACACGCTACGGAAGTCATGAAGTGGAACTTATCGAGCGTCCACGCTATCTGGTAGACATTCACAATTTGGACAGCTTCTTCCTGAGTATCGAAATGGCAATTCACACATCCAAATCTGATTCCAATTTCAAGCGCCGTTTTGGACGTGAGTTAGCTTATGTGATTCTTGAAGGAACAAGCAGTGGTTGGAAGGGTAGCTTCATCATCACCTATCAGACTCGCATGGATTTGATCAAGCTTGTAAAAGCGTACGGTATTGCCGTAAGCATTCATTGTTCTGACCACGAGTATGAAGAATTGTACTATTCAATTATGTCTGCTTACAACGACCGTCGTACCAACGTTCTTTAATTTAAATTATTCACAAATGGGGGACTTGCGTATTTGCCGTCCCCCTTCTCATTTGAAAGGAGTAAATCATCATGAGAAAAGTGTATTTTATCCCAGACCGTGCACTTGGTTATGTTGACCCGGTGACAAAAACATTGAAACACAAACTCCAGTATGTTGACATCTCTGATGCAACATTCAACTTCATCAATTTGCTGTGTGATCATTGTGGAATTATGTCACATTATCACAAGAATTCCAGAAACATGTTCCGCAAGCTTGGTTCCGAGCTCACCTATATTGCAACAAATGGTGAGTGCAGATGTGGATATATTGCACCAGTTGATGTTTATAAGGACATTAAGATCCTTGTCAAGATGACTGGATTAAAACCTATCGTCGCAGACCACAAACAGTATGTTGCAATTGCCCGTGCCGTAATTGGTTTATTGGGTGAGGAAAACGGTCTTGTCGATGAAGTAGAATAAGGAGGTGATTCAAATGTTGGCAAAGACAAAGACAGCTGAAGCATTGCTGAAGTTTAGAAACGCATGCTATTTCATCATTATGATTGTTGCACTTGTTGTGGATGTGGCAATCGCAGATAAAACAACATCTGTATGGCTACATATTGGAGTTATCATCATCACATGCTTGGTTGTATTTACAGTACAGATGTTGACGGATTACATGCTTCTTCAGGTTTATAATATGCAGGTAGAGCGAGAGGCTTATGAACTTCAGCAAGCACTTCGTCAGATGCCGGATATCAAGGACATTGATCATACGATTCATGTCCTTGAAGAAATCCGTGATGCAAAAGCACCGAAGTGAAATGGGCCCATATGGGCCCATTTTTTCTTGGTCATTTTATGTATGTTACTCGGATGAAGCTGGGGGTTGAGAATAACCAGCTGGAGGTGTATCCGGTGCATCATTGTTATCATCCATATAGTGTTGAACAAATTTCGGTGGTTTTCGAAACTCTGGAAAAAGAATATCAGGTCGAGCTTTCACAAGCTCTTTTTCCAACCACTCTTGATAGCGCATACTATCATACACAACCCAACTCATTAATTGATTGATTTGATTCGACAATTCATTCACCTGATTTTTAAGAGCCGTATTTTGTAATCGAAGATCTTCGATTTCTTTTCGATAATTTTCGAACTCTTTTTGGTACGTTTGCGTTAGTTCAATCATTTGATTTTGGAAATGCTCATCGATTTTGATTTTGGTATCTGCTCTGGACTCTTCTATTTGTTGTCTCAGCTGATCAGCTTCCGCCCGGTGTTTGCGTGCTGATAAAATGGTAGTGACAACAGAAGAGATTCCTCCAGATCCGATGATTGCAACGACAAGTGTTACTATTAGCTCGGGATTCATATTGATCTCTCCTTTACGAATATTGATTGTGACGACGACACAATTATATTTGGGTGCGATCCTATGAACCCACACTTTAATATTTCGGGAGGTCATAATAAATGAAAAATAATAAAATTGAAACATATTACCCAGTGAAGACAATTATCAAAGGTGTGATTATATCAGCATTGGTTGTTACAACACTTTGGCAGGGTTATATGCTTTCGTACATGAAATCTGAAAACCAACGTCGTGATTATGAAAAGATAATTGCAGAAGGTAGTCAGAAACAAACTATCGTTTATGTGAATACAGTCAGTGGTGAACGTTCTGATGAAATCTCTGTTCTTCCTGCTCCAACGGAAATAGTTCCTCAGGAAACTCACGAGAGACTTTTAGCAACGACTAGTAAACCAATGAAAAGATATTCGTTTGATGTCGATAACCAACCAACATATGTCGACGGAGACTTTTTCATTGGTGCTTTAGTAACAGAAACGACAATGACTTATGTCAGTACAAAAGATGACTCTATTTACAGTGTGAATAGTCATCCGATTTATGCCGATTATCTTGGTGAATTCCATATTGATGGGTATCCTATGAATACAGAAGCAACAACTGCGACGGGAAACAAACCCATTGCTAATTATACTTGTGCGATGAATCCGATTAACATGAAAGAATATGGAATCGAATATGGCGATGTGATTCGTATCACCGTTGAAACAGAAGACTATTATGGTGTCATCCCATATGTTGTCGACGACGCTTGTGCTGAATATGGCACAATCCGTGTTTGTTGTAACACAGTGGGGGAATGCTATGATATGATTATGGACACTGATGTTTATGCACTTCGCAATGTCGGTGGCTATACAGTAAAAATTTGGAATAGTAGAAAGGAGAATCCAGATGCATATCCAGAAGGGCTCGAAAATTCATATTTTGAAGATTGAAAATGGACGTGTTACCGCTTTCGCAGAGGATGGTTCAGTGTTAAAATTGACCAGAGCAGAGAGACGCACGTTAGCCGATTATGATGACCCGGATTATATTGAGAATATTCGTAAGATGTTCTCTAATCCACATATCGTTTCGGATGAATTTAAAGTAATTAAAAATGGAGAAATTGTTTATGAAAAGAATTGACAAAGTGCATTACTACTTAAATGTGGCAAAAACTGTTGCTGGAAGAGGTACTTGTCTCCGTCGTAATTTTGGTGCGATCATTGTCAATCATGATCGCATCGTTTCGACAGGTTATGTCGGTGCTCCATCAGGTAGACAGAATTGTTGCGATACAGGTAAATGCATTCGCCAAGAATTAAAAGTACCACGTGGCGAAAGATACGAATTATGTCGTTCCGTTCATGCGGAAATGAATGCAATCATTAATGCATCCAAAGAGGAAATGGATGGTTCAACAATGTATTTGATTGGAATTGAACAATCTGATGGTACATTGGTAAAGAACCCATGTTGTTGTTCCCTTTGTAAACGTTTGGTGATTAATGCAGGAATCAAAAAGGTTATCACAATGGATGATGATACAATCACGACATATGATGTGTCGGATTGGATTCATCATGATGATAGTCTTGTTGGGACGAAAGGTTATTAAGTGATGGGGGCACATGCCCCCATCCCATTATTGTTTTTTATTCTTTAGAAGTCTTATCAACAGTTTCCTCAATAGTTCAAGTACCATGTTTCACACGATCATGTTCCTCTTCTCGCTTTGCATCATTCCAACGGTTCATTCCTCCAATAAGATATCAGATATAATGTATTTTAAACACATCAATATCACATTCAAAATTCAACAACTGATGATGAACATCATCAATTGATAAATTTGTGAAATTAGAGATATAATGAGCAGCAAGTATTGTCCATCCTGTTATATAAATTTGACCGGTTGTCATGTTAGTTATCATGATAGATCTATCTGGTTCACGATCTAAATATATGATTTTATAATTTTTAACAGATTCTTTTTGCTGCTTCAAATAGGTATCACGAATACTTTCGAATGATTGCTGAAATTTGTCACCAAGATATTTCGAACAAGCCGTATGTGATTGAAATATCATCCGTTTATTTTCCGGAGTGATTATCATGATCGGTCTTGATACTTGATTTTCAACCCAGCTTTTACAATTCAATTTTGCCTGACTGATGATCTTATCGCTCAACACACGATTTTTCATTTGCTCAATATGATTCACATATCTCAAATTAGTATATTCATTATTTCTGGAATTTCGATCAATATGATCAATTTCCATGTTATCTGGTTTCTCACCCAACCAACATTCTGCAACGAGTTTGTGAATCATTAATCTACGAACTTTTCCATTATAACAAATGAATGCTGCGTAATAACCTGTTTTTGAGTGGTGCATATCTAATCGAATACTGATCGGCTTCTTGGTAATAGAATTTCTCAATACCGTCCCATTTGAATTTATCTCATATTTATGATTGAGAGACGGTATTGTTCGAAATTCTAAATCGTTAACTGGTTTGGTATTTTCCATAAGAATCAACTCCTAATTGTTTAATACCCACCAGTACGCCAGTAATAATAATTTTATTAAGTGTTGTGTTTTAATCTGTCGCGAATCTCAGCAGTCTTTGCATCATTTGTTCTATTCATTTTTGTGAGGTAACCAGTAATTCTACGAATGCGTTCGAATGGAACATTGAATTCAGGTTTGTTGGTATAATGATACTCCAACTTTACCATTTCTTCATGAGTACGTTCATCCTCTTCTAATGTGATAATCAATTCTGTGATATTAAATCTCGGGAACTTCTCCGTGATATAATCAACATAAATTTTTTGTTCATCCGGTGTCATACTTCCACCATTAACTGCAACTACCATAATTATCATCCTTTCTTTATTAAGAGATTACATATAGTGTTACCATCGCATAAATTTACTCATAGAAAGGACGATGACCATGAGTACATCAAAAACGTTTAATAATGTAGAGATAAATGTGGATTTTTCACCACATAACAATCATACTGATAATTTAGTATCAAGGGAAAGTATTCGAACATCATTGGGTAAAATTTGGAAATGGAAAACTGATTTTCATTCTGTTGTGTGGGATGGTGATGCAGATACTGTGAATGGACATACTGTATTAAGCGATGTCCCAATGAATGCTGTGTTTACAGATACAAATACAACATATACTGTATCAGCACCATTGTCTTTATCCAATCAAAATGTGATATCAATCGATTTATCTGATTATGCAACAACCGCGTATGTTGATGATGCGATTGATTCAATTCCATCATCTGGATCATCATCAGAAACATATACATTGCCGATTGCAGACGATTCCACATTGGGTGGTGTAATGATTGGAAATGGGATTGATATTGATCAAGATGGTGTAATAGAAGTGCAAGATTCTGGATGGAATTCTGCAGCAATCACGGATAGTAGTATCGCATTATCAGAAATCCAATATCGGAGAATTGCAACTGGATTGATAGAAGTGAATGGAAGCTTTACACCATCATCATCGTTTCAATCCAAAACATTATTCACATTACCATCGGAATATCGTCCTAATATGAAACGATTCTTTCCACAACTTGTTACATCAACATTCGCTCCTTTTTTATTAACAATTGATACAGACGGGTCTGTTACTGTTGATATAGCATCAACATCGATGTTTGATGCCAATGTAGAATATTATATTGAAGCAACATATCTTGCTGGTAATGAAAGCGCTCCAATTGTTGAATATCCCAACATCTGGTCATCAACATGGCAATGGGGTTCAACTAGCAGTTGGATGTTAGATACTGGAGCTGAGCAATTTAATACGAATTACAATACAACGTCATTTATTCCAATTGATGCAGGAAGTTCAAAATACTTATTCCATGTTAGAAATGGATTTGTCGGTGGTCAACGACTAATCACGGTTTGCTTCTATGACAGCTCACATACATTTATTAGTGGTCAATATTCTGATGTCTTTGGTGGTAGTACCAGTGTCGAATTTGATTTCTATTTCAATATTCCATCCGGTACGGCATATATCAAATTATCAACGATTAAGAATGATACAGAAATTGTATTAAAAAGAATTTCATGATATAATGGGGGCATCAGCCCCCATTATCTATTATGCTGTAAATCCCACATTTAATGTGAGGGTATTCAAATATTGCAATACATCAATATCCTCAACAATATTACCCGCTTTTGTTTTTGTTAATATTCCAGCTTCATTTTGTTTTGGAACAATTTCCATGACGCCTAATTCTGTTGGAACAGTTGGTATGATGGAAGGATCAACACTTAATGTGCCATCATTTGCGATGTTTAAACCTTCACCTATTATCACCCCACCAAGTGTTGTATCAGAAGCACTTGGTAATGTATAGACAGTATCTGTGAATACTGCATTTGCTGGAACATCACTTAGTACGGTATGATGATTAACGGTTGCTGCATCTGTTGGAAATACAATTCCATCAATTGCATGATCGACATATGTTTCAGTAGCATATCCATCCAAGTCAGGAATATCAATTGCATTGATTTGATTTGTTACCCATGTTTGTGTTGCATAATTGGATAAATCAATTGATATATTATTTTCATTAGAAATAGATAATGGAGATGATGCAGTATATGTGACAACTGTTGGAATGCTAATATTATTAATGGCATTATCAACATAAGCT